AGTTGGCTTTGGAAGTTTCTCTTCTTTGGCCGCCCCTTCCTTTTTCTCTATTTTAATAACACCCGGTGTTGCTGTAGGTGTCGGTGCTGCAGGCTTTGCCTTTACAGCCTTTGCTGGCTCTTTTTTCTTTTCTGCAGGCTCTGCTGCAAAACCTGAATGAGCCATAGCCATTGCGGCTAGAAATACAATAAGGGATTTCATGTTATCTTCTCCAAAAAGAATAGTCGCAAGCTTAGTCATCGCTCGCTAGTTTTGAGAAATATGACAATGACTCGTCATCGTCATCAAAGTCAACTTCCTTTGTAGGAGCTGCCTTTGGCGCGGCTGCTGGGCGTGCTGCAGATGTTGCAGGTTGCACATAATTTGCATCTTCACCCAATGTAACTTCTTCTGCCTTTTTAATTGCAGATGTACCTCCAGAAAGAACCATGTCTAGTTTTTTCTTAAGATCGTCATATGATTTGAAGTTTTTAGGGTCAAGAAACGCTGTAAGAGAATGTTGCTTATTCCAAATATTCTCGATAATAGAATCATCCTCGGAAATTGGGCTTGGTGTATCAAACTCTGATTTATCGTAATTGCGATATCCTTCCACATTACGAATTTTTAATTTAAAGTTTGCACCTTCCCAAAAGTCGAACGGATTAAGTGGCTTTTCGTCCTCGAACTGTGGCTCAGCAACATCCTTAATTTTGTCGAAAATCTTTTTACCAAACTTAAACAAAAATACTTTGCCTTCATTTTCAGGGTGCTTAGAATCCTGAACGATAAGAATATTTGTGTAGTAAGTTAGTTTACGCTTTTGTTTTCGAGCAACTTCTTTATTGGCCTCTGAGCCAGAATTCCATAACTCAGTATTAAACTCAGATACAGGATCAGTCTTGCCAATAGTTGTTAGTGAATTTTCAATGTACCATTTCCCTGTTGGGCCTTGGAAACCGTGATTCCAAACTCTAACCCATGGAAGTTCTTCGCCCTTAGGAGGAGCTAAGAATCGAATGACAGCGTAGCCGTTGCCTGCTTTGTCAACCTCAGGTTGCCAGAAACGGTCGTCATTTCTATTGTTAGATTCGGATTGTGGATTTGCGATCTTTTCAACTTCTTTCATTAAAGAATCGAAGCCGCCTCGTGATTTGCGGAGATCTGCTAGTGATGTGAATGCCATAGTATGTCCTTTCGTATTAACGGTGTATGGTTTTTCGTTTTAGTATTAACGTTTTTTAAATTTTTGATTAGCGTATGCATAATCTAGGTACTCATCAAACGCATCGTCGTCTTTATTGAACGATGCTACATTATATATAATCTTTCGATGTTTGTCAATCTTCTGTGTGCCCTTTTCAACTCGGCGCATTTTCTTCTCACGATCATTATAATCGTTCTTCTTAAACTTTTCCATTTTAAAAAATCAAGGCTCCTACCTTAAAGTTAAACATCTTCTTTACCCTTAGCTTTAACCTTTAGGAAAGGCCAAGCCGTCATTCTTTTATTTAATTCCATTTGACTGTGCGCCAACTTAATTAAGTATCTTTGAGTTTCTTTCAAAGATTCCTGAGTCGTAAAAAGCGATTCTTGTAACATTAAAATATCTTGTTCTAAACGCTTAATCTTCTGCGTTTTTAGTTCCAACTCGTCTTCTAAAGATTGCATCGTATTTTTCCATGTCGATTAAAAGAAAAGGTTTGTACTTTTTAATAAGTCTAGAAACATCAGGCCACACTACGGTGTCACTAATCTCTTGATCAAACCTCTCGGTAAATTTATTTAGTCTTTCCAATATCACTAAAGTTTCTATACTAATTGTGTTTCGTAAGAATGCTTTAATTATATATGGATGCTGACCTTTTGACACCGCAAAAATATCCTCAATTTTTAGATTGGATTCTTCCAAATCATTAATAATATTATCCAATTCTTGTTCGAAATTATAGGATAAACTCTCGACTCGCTTTTTCCATTCTTTATATCGTTGACCTGCTTCTAAATCAAACATTCCGCCCCAACGATCACCCGACACAAAATTCGCTACTAGAAAATTTGCGACTTCTTCATCTGAATAGCTTTTGGCAATTTTTCTAATTGAGAACAAATCTTTGCGCTTAGCATATGCTTGACGACTTGCTCGCACTCTGCCTTTTTGTTGAATTACATCATAATTGTCTGTTGTGAAATGTAAACGCAAAGCTAAGTACATTTTATAAACTGAGTATTCATCCATTATCATAGGGGTAATTTACCGCGCGGCCTCATATAGTTTTGTTCTTCTGCCTCATTTTGAATCTTATCTTTTAGTGATTGATTAATTAGATTGGCAACAGCCGCAACATCTATATCAATTTCATTGCAGTATTGTATTACTGCATCCATATATCCTATACTTTCAGATAAGACCTTCTCTTCAATATACAAAGAGAATTCATTTTGTGATCTGAATCTTTTGGTAATAATTAAACTGTCGGTCAATACTTCATTTAAATTAAGTTCTGTCATTCGATCTCTGGAAATAAAATTTCATCCATAAAGGTTCTAAACACAGTTTGATCTATGCCAAGGGTAGTCATCATTGCTGGGGTGTGGGGATTCATCTTTTGAAATTTACAATAGTTGTTATATCTCTCTTTATATGACTCTCCGGTTTTTTCTACTTGTCCTACATTATAAAGGTAAACGTGCAAGCTTTCAATAGCTAGATCGGACAATTTGTCCAATTCTTCTTCTTCGGATATATTGCCTGCCGCAATCATTCCGGGACTAAAAATTTGAGTTGCCCACTCAGGCAATATTCTTGGTTTATTCCATTCTAATTTAGATGAACGATCAATAAACCAAGTATACAAATCACAATTTCCGTTTTTAGAAAAATCATGGAATGCACCTGTAATTTTGCTAGCTCCGCACACTACATCAAATCCAAAGATTGGAGTAGGATCATCAAACTCTGGAAAAATTGTCACGTGCATAACCCAGATCTTTTTTGCTTCGCGCGCATCAACAATTTCCACATGGGCTCTGCGATAATTCTTCGAAGTAAAAATATAATTTTCCCAAAGATATCCTTTTCCTTGTTCTGCAGTATATTTTAATTCATCATCTGTTGTTTGTTCCAATGTCTCAAGAATATTTTGAGACAACGGAATCATTTTATCCCATACTAAAGACATTAGTTAAATTCCTTAACAATTTGTATATTATAATCAAATCCAACACAGGCTTCTTTGCCCATATCGTCTTTTAATTTAGCTCGGAACTTTTCTGTTAATTCTTCTTTATTTTCAAACTGAAACATTTTGCCTGAACCGGGAACAAGCTTAGCAAAAATTTGTCCACCATTTAAATCACCTAAGTATCTTACATACATATGTGCAATTAGATCATCATGTTTAGTAATGTCCATAATATACTGAATATACTTTAATGTAGATTCTTTAATCGTATATGTTTTATCTGGTACAGCTAATTCCTGAAAATCTTCAAAGATTGCTTTAGATCTATAAAGACCAGGGATGCCTTCATACGTTCCTAATTTTGGTCCAGCAATATTTTCCATAGCATGGTATATCAAATAAAGTTGATACAAATATTCTGCATATTTATTTTTATCAACTCTCTTTTGAAAAATTTCTTTAATAAATGATTGCGTTTCCGCTTCTTTATGTTTTTCGTGTGTTTGTTCTTTTAATGTAGACATAATTTTATTTAAATAATATAAGTGCAAGTAGAGTTGAGTGAATAATAAAACCTGTACCGATTGTTACAACGTGAAGAATATCTTTAAGTATTACTGCTCTAACAAACAGCATAGATAGCCCCGCCCAAATAAACAAAATAAGATCAACTGGGGGCATCTTATCTGATAGTCCAGACATAACGGAAATCATTGTTGGCACAGTTGCGGCATGAATAAGAACAATTCCAATCCATGAAATTGTTTCTGCAGTAGCAACCGTTAAGGTTGTTTTGCAATAATTCATAACATCTTGTAGTGTGGGGTATTTAAAGTTCATAATTTATTTGTAAAAAATGTGATTGCCAATTTGTGCGATTTGTTGTCGCTTCCATCCGGGA